ACCGGCGCGCTGTTCGACTTCATCTGCAACAGCAACCCCGAGATCGCCGACCGGCTGCGCCGCGCCGACTGACGTCCACCCGCCCGCCTACGTGACAGCCGGCCGCGCTTGACTGCGCCGCCGGCTGTCGCTCTATCTGACCACCTGCTGACACCTGAAAGGACTGCATGAGCATCATCGACAAAGCGCCGCCGCCCAAGGTCGCGCCGCCCAATTACGCCGCCGTGCTGGCCGCGTTCGGGCAGGCGATCCACGGCCCCAACTGGCCGAGCGGCATCGCCCGCCTCGCCGGCGTCAACCCGCGCACCATGCACCGCATCGCCAGCGCCGTCGCCGAGGGCCGCGACTATCCGGCCGCGCGCGGCGTCCTGGCCGCGCTGTACGACAAGCTGGCGCCCGTCGTCGCCGAGCTTAAGCCGTGGTCGCGCCACGCAGCGGACGCGTGACGCCGTGATCCACGTCTCTGACGAACCGGGCGCCCGCGCGCGCCTCGTCACCCATCTGGCCGAGACCCTGGCCGAGCTGCCCGAGTTCGGCGCGCTCCCGTACCGCGAGCCCGAGCTGCGCCGGCTCATGGTCGCCGACAAGCTGGTCACGGAGATCGAGCGATGGTCCGAGATCGCCGCCGTGATCGACCAGATCGCTTCTGACAAAAACACCCCCCGGCTCTGACCTTGGGGCGCGTCAGAACCGGGGGGCGCCCGGCCGGAAAGGATTGGGGGGGTTCCGGCCGGCTCCGCGATAAGACAAGCGGGCTGACGTCTATCGCGAAACTCTACTTGTGGCGGGGGGTGGGCTTCTCGCCAGGATCGGCCTCCTGAGCCCGCTGGGCGCGTCCCTGGGCCTTGGCGTCCTCATCATCGTCTTTCGGCGGATCGGCCGTCTCCGCCTCTCCTGCCGCCGTGGCGGCCCCTTCCGCCGGCGGGGCGCCGGGCTCACCCGGCCTCGGCGGCTCTTTCAGCAGCTCGGTCTCGTCGCCGTCGAACGCCTCGGCGAACGCCTGGGCTAGCAGCTTCGCGTCGACTTCCACCCGGATATCGTTGCCGTTGGCGAACGAGATCGTGGACAGGTTGCCGGCCTGGCGCACGTAACAGACCATCGCCGGGTTGACCGGGATCGCCTCGCCGCTGCGCCGCTGAATCGTCACAAATCGCATGGTCGTCGCCTCCGCTTGACCCCTCGCATCATGCCCGCTCGGCCGGGGTGTCGGACGCGTCGAGCGCGCGCGCGACGTCAATCAACAACCCCTTGGCCTTCTTGTCCAAACCCTTGCCGCTGACGCCGCGCTCCCACAGCTCGCGCGGCGCCTGGCGCAGCACGCCGGCCCACGGCCCCGGCGACCCCGCGCTGCCCGCCCATGACGTGCCCTCGAACAGCGCCTGCACCGCCGGGTGATTGCTCGGCACGAACAGGCGCGCCGACTCGTAGTCCTGGCCGTGCTCGTTGGGCCAGCTCAGCGACAGCCCGATCTGCTGCAACCGCGTGTCCGCCTCCTTGGCGTTCATCACCCCGTCGCGCAGCTCGGTCAGCACCCCGCCCACGGTCTTCGACGTGTACTGCCGCCAGGCGTCCGGCGCCGCGTTCAGCAGTTGCAGCAGGCAGCGCCGCCAGGTGCGTTCGCGGTTCGCGATCTCATCCAGCAGCGCCGGGTTCAGCCAGCGTTGCCAGTCGACCAGCTCGCCGGGCTCCGGCATGTCGTCGCGCAGCGCGGCGTGACAGCCGGCGGCCAGGGGCGCGAAGGTGTCGGCGGATCGGTCGTTGTGGCCGACCTCGATCAGCGCGGCGCGGATCACGCCCACCAGCTCGGCCCAGCGCGGCCACCAATCGAACAGCCGGCGCAGCAGGTGGCGGCCGGTCGCGTCGATCCAGGCCGGCTTGATCTCCAGCTTCGCGCCGGCGGCCTCGCGCTCGCGCAGCATGACGACCGCCATCCGCGAGTCGTCCTGCGCCTCGGTCGCCGGCTTGGAGACCGCCGACGCCATGAAGCTCGACATCAGGGTGAACTCCTGGCCGACGCCATCCTTGCCGCCCCGGTGCATCTTGTCGCCGCTGTAGGCGATGCGCGCGAGCGTCAGGATTTTGTGGATCGCGCGGGTGTCGTCCTTGGCCTCCAGCTCGTCGATCAGGATCGCCACCGAGTCCTGTTTCAGGTGGTGGTAAATCCCCGCCTGGCTGGTCTCGGCCGTGGCGATCAGCGCGCCGTTCATGGCCCCGCGCATCAGCTCGTGTAACGTGGATTTTCCAGATCCTTCTCCGCCGTGCACGAACAGCACCGGCCGCCTCGGCAAAGCCCCGCCGATCTTCGCCGTCATCAGCCAGCCCAGCACCAGGCGCGCGTCCAAGTCCGGCCGGTCCCAATTGAACGATTGCAGCATCTCGAACAGCTCGTCGCCGGCGCTGCCTGGCCCGGCCGGCTGCGGCCTGGCGCTCGGTCGGCCGATGGGCGGCCGGCGCGGGTAGATCATCCCGTCGATCTCGCCCGGATCACGCCAGCGCCCGCCGGCCAGCACCCGGTCGCCGGCGTGGTAGATCAGCGACCCGTCCGCCGCGCGCCAGGCGCCGCGCCCCCGCACCAGCTCGGCGTAGCTATAGACGCCGGTGTAGGCGCAGGCGTTCACCAGGTCTTGCCGCGCCCGGTCGGCCTCCCAGCCGATCACGCGCGAGGGCACCGTGATGAACTCCTCGATCGTCTCGCCCTCGGCGTTCTCGATCGTGCGCTTGACCCGGCGCGGCTGGCTCCAGCGCGGCCAGGCCCATTCGAGGTAGCGCGTGCGCCCGCCGAACATCGACTCGATCGGACCCTTGCCCGAAGACTGAGCGTGCAGCTCGTACACAGCGCCCAGCGTGTCGAGGAAGTAACAGGTCGGCCCTTCCTTCCCGAGCGGGATCACCGGACAGCCTGGCGGCAGGCCGGTGCGTTGGTCGGCCCAGCCGTCGGGCTCCCACTGGCCGGGCTCGATCATCACCACGTCGTTCGGATCGCGGCCGTGCTGGTAGCGCAGCGGCGCCCCGGGGGGCGGGTCGTTCTTCCCCGTCTGGCGCAGGCTGGCCTGCTGTTCCTCATCGAAGGAGCGCAGCGCCTGGCCGATCTCCTCGATGCGGTCAGGCATCGCTACACGTCCCGAGGTAGGCATCCAGCGAGCGGCGGCCTTCGGGCGTCAGCCGCAGGTGGGTCTGCTCGCCGGTCGCGACGATCTCCAGCAGCCCGCGCGCCTCCTGATCGAGGCACCGCGGATTCGGCCGAAAGCAGGCGGGCGTCAGCCGCCACACCCCCGGCGCCTCGGCCAGCAGGAACATGAGCGACAGCGCGTCGTCCTCCGTCACCTTCATCTCTCGCCTCCTGTTGCTTGCGTGAGCGCTTGATCGCCGCCGCCGCCAGGCCGGGGCTGTTCAGCTTGGCCCGCAGCACGCGGAACATCGCCAGCTCGTCCGGCAGCAGCCGCCAGCGGCGCATGAGCCGCCGATCCCAGCTCGCCTTGCGCTTGGCCTGCGCCTCGGGCGTGTTCATGCCCTCGCGCCGGCGCGCCAGCACCTCCGGGTCGGCGGCGTTGATCCGCATCGCCGAGACCCACTTGTCGCGCAGCTCGGGATCGGCCCAGCGACGCTTGAGGGCGAGGCTCTGGCGGCGCCGGCGCCGGGCTTCGCGGGCTCGCTTGTTCGCCTCGGCGATCCGCTTGCGCATCAGTCGTGCCCCTGCTTGCGCAGCTCGGCCAGCAGCGCGTCGCGGGCCTCCTGCAGATCGTCGCACAGGCGCACGATCACCTCGCGCGCCTCCTCCAGCGTCAGCTTGTCGATCCGCTTCACCATCTTCTCGCCGGTCCACACGTGCGTCGCCGGCGGGTTTTGAAGCTCGATCGCCATCACGCCGCTCCCTTGATGAGCCAGTCGTTGAAGTCCTTGCCGACCTCGCTCGCCGCCACGTCGACCCGCCGGCCGCGCGCCTGGCGCCGCCAGTGTTCGGCCACGCGGTCGAACGCCTCACGCGCCTCCGGCTTCCAGTCGTTGTCGCGCAGCAGGATCACCCGGTCGGCGCACGCCGGCCACGCCAGCAGCCCCATGTGCGACACCGATCCGGCCGCCCACACGCGCCACTCCGGCACGGCGGCGGCGACCGTGAGGCTGGTCTCGATCCCCTCGCCGATCGCCAGCGGCCCGACGATCCCCTTGCGCGCCGCGCGCGACGGGTTCTGGCCGCTCGGCCCGGTCGTCAGCCGGATCGCCGCGCCGCTGGTGCGGCCGACCATCTTCTTCGGCATGTGCACCGGGGCCTTGCCGCGCCCGTCCGGCGCCAGCCAAGTGCGGTGCAGGCCAGTGACGGTGAGCCCCAGCGTCATCGCCGCGACCATCGCCGGCCAGTACGTCACCTCGCCCGTGTCCTGGTCGACGTGCTCCAGCCGCACCGCGTAGCGCAGCGCGGCCAGCCGGAACTTCGGCGAGCCCAGCCGCTCCATCGGTATCCCCCGCGCGTCGCGCAGGTAGGTCTCGACGGGCGTGTCCGCGATCGACTCCGGCAGCTTGAGCCAGGAGCTGAACAGCGACCGCGACCGCCGCTCGTCCTGCGCCTGGCGCTTCATCTCCCGCGCCTTGCGCTCGGCCTCGACCCGCTCCCGATCCAGCTTCGCCTGGTCGGCCGACCGCACCTGGCCGCGTTGCAGGTTCAGGAAGTCGAGCGCCCACCAATAGCTGTCGATCCAGCTATTCAGCTTCGCCAGGTACTCGATCAGTTGGAACACGTCGCCGCGCGTGTCCCCGGCCAGGCCGTAGTCCTTCCAGCTCCCGGCGCCCTCGCCGGTCAGCCAGATCGCGAAGTTGCCTTTGCGGGTGTTCTCCGGCCGGCGCGGGTTGCGCGTCAGCAGCACCTTGCCCCGCAGCCGGTCGTCGATGCCGAGCCGAGGCAGCAGATCGTGCAGCCGATCCTGCAGCCGCCTGCGCACGTCCGCCGGCTCGTACGGCAAAGGTGCGCGATCGCTCATTCCGCCGGACCCGGAATAAAGTTTTCGTGATCGTCAAAAACCCCCCCCTTTTTTTGTCGGTACTGGCCCCGCATCTGACGCGGCGGCGGCGGCTTGCGCGTCGGCAGGCGATCGGATTTCCACGCCTCCATCATCGCCATGTCAGCCGCCACGGTGGCGTGAAACGCGGCCAGCGAGCCCAGCGCCAAGTTGCGACCGTCCCGCTCCATGATGTCCATGCGCTTAGCGAGCAGCGGCTCGCCTTCCAGCAGCTCGCGAATCTCGTCGCACTGCGTCGTCACGGTGTCGCGGTGCATCCCGATCGCCCGCGCCAGCGCCGCAAAGCTGCAGTCGCAGATCAGCACCGCCAGGTAGATCGCCACCTTGCGGGCTCGCCAGTAGTCCGGGGGGGTTATCGGGCCGCGCCCGCCGCCGCCCGTCGCGCCGAGCACCCTGCGGTTCACCGCGTAAGCTCGCGCCGTCACCAGGACCGCCGCCCACCAGGCCGTTTCCACCGCCTGCCGGCTGGGCTCGTACCGCTTTGGCACGGCCGTCGCCCCCGACTTAAGGTTTATCCCGACGCTCGATGTCGCTTAAGTTACAAAAATCGCGACTTAGTTGAGCAGACATAAGTCCCTCCCCTAAAGGGAAGCGATCAATCAACCCCTACGCCATCCAATTGACAAGGCCCGATCTGCGCTAACCTCTGTGGATAACGCAGTCTTCGGTGCCGCGGCCCCCACTATTCACCAATTATCCCGGCTATTCCCGCGTCCCTACTTAGAAACCACGATCAGCCCGCATTTCCCCTTACTATGTTTCACGTGAAACACCCGACAGTGCTTAACTGGTTGCTTGACACACAACGCGCCCGGAGTCTCCCTAGTTGGCGCACGGTTCCCCGTATTTCACCCGAGGACGACCATGCAGAATATCGACCCTGAAACACCCCCGGCCGCGACCGGGCCACTGATCCGGGAATTTCGCCCACGCCGGCGGCGGGCCTCGCCCGTCCAAGACCGGCTCTCATTCGTCCTTGTCACTCTGCTCTGCCTCTGCCTGGCCGCCGCCTCGATCGCCGGCCCGGCGCTTCACCTTTTCATGCGTTGAGATCACCCCATGCCCGAGCCCATCACCAGCAAACGGATGCTTCGGATCGAAGACGTCGCCAAAATCCTCGAATACACGCCCGATCACGTCCGCCGCTCCTGGCGCGGGTGGGTGCGCGAGTACGGTTTCCCGCTGCCGCTGGTCGGCCTGCGCTGGGAAGCCGAGGCGATCGAAGCCTGGCGCATCCGCCGCCGCGAACCCCCGCCGCCGCCCCCCGCGCGCGGCCGGCCGCGCAGCACCGACGCGACCGCGCCCGAGGATCGGCGGCGCCAGGCCGAGCGCAACCTGGATCGCCTCGCCCGCTAGAAACTGCTGCGGCAAGGCGCCGCTTTACAGCTCCCACGAATTAGCTGCTTTATGTGCCTCTTTCCACCAGGAGCACGTAATGACCACGAAGAAGCCCAGCCCCAAGCGCAGCAAGAACCCCCTGCCGACCAACGGCGAGTGGCGCGACGGACACCCGATGTGGCGTCCGCAACCCAAGCAGCGTCTGGCTGGCTGGCGCGGCTACGCACTGCGCAACGCCGATGGCGAGTGGATGAGCCAGGGCCAGGCCGTCGACAAAATCAACGAGATCAACGACGCCATCGCCGCCGCGAAGCTCGGCGAACCGCTCCCCGAATGGATGGCCGCGTTCGCCCCGGCCGGCGCCGCTGCAGCGGGCGCGCCTCGGCCAGTTGCCCGCGATGACCGCACGATTGGCGGGCTGATCGACCTCTACCTCACCGACCCCGTTCCGCACTTCAAGCCGATCAAGCCCAAGACGGTGATCCACTACCGCACCTATCTCGCGCAGTACGTCGCCACCATCGCCGAGGTTCGCGGCGTCCCGCCGGCGGCGATCCGCGCCCAGGACATCGAGCTACTGGCCGCACCGACGCCCGGCAGCGGCAAGCGCAACTATTCGGCCGACGCCTACACCCGCCTCTTTGCCACCAAGGGCGCCGCCGTCGCCGCCGCCACGATCGTCGCGGCGAAGGCTTGGTTTTCGTGGGTCCAGAAGAAGCGAAACCTGCTGCTCACCAACCCCTGCGCCAGCATCCGAGTCGTCAAACCCGACGCTCGCCTCGTCGTCTGGCAACCCCACGAGATCAAGGCGCTGATCGCGGCGGCCGAGTGGATCGGTTTCGACTCCGTCGCCGACGCCATCATCCTCGCGCTCGATCTCACCTGGTCACAGGTCGACATTCTCTCCCTGACGTGGGCGCAAATCGACGATCGCCACCGCGCCGCCACCACGCGCGTCAAGACCAACGTGCAGGGCAATCCGCGCATCATGCCGGAGGGCCGCGCCAGGCTCGCCACGATCGCCGCCCGTTGGACCGGCCCCGACGAGCTGCGCCCGCCTTGTGTGATCCGCTCCGAAGCCGACAGCGGCCTCGACTTCTGGAAGCCTGACTACTTCCGCCACGTCTTCGCCCTGGTCCGCGAGATCGCCAGCGCCGAGGCCGGCCCCGCCGTGCTCGGCAAGACCTTTCAGGATTTGCGCCCCACCGGGATCACCCGGCTCTACAACGTCGGCAAGCTCAAGACGCATGAGGTTGCGGCCCGCGCCCTGCAGACCCCCGAAACCGCCGTCGCCTTGCACAAGAAGTTTTACCACCTGATCGACCAGGACGACCAAGACGACACCGACGCCCAGCTCGAAGCGAGGCTGCTGCGCCACGCCAAGCGGGCGCCGAAACTCACCGCCGCAGGCTGACACTCCCAAAACTCCCAAGGCCAAAACCCTTGGGAGTTTTCACCCCATTTTGTCCCATATTACGTCTTTTGAGCCCCGCTTACCCCGCATTATGTCATTGATTTTATAGGACTTCCCTCTGGCGTGCCGCTGATTTGTAATCAGAAGGGCGGGGGTTCGAGCCCCTCAACCGGCACCATAAAATCAATGACTTAGCCTCCTCGATCAAGAACAAGCCTAGAACTTTTGGGAGTTTTAATTGCTCCCACGTGGGACTTCCTCGCTCCCAAGCGTAGTCCCATCCCGCTCCGCGAACAGGTCTTGCTGGCCCTTCACCTCGGGGGGCGGCGGCGGCGGGGCGCCGTTCAGGGCGGCGTTGGCGTACGCGTGGGCGAGCATCGTCGCGCGGTGCAGCACCTTCGCGTCGTGGCGCTTGTCGCGGGGGATTTTGGTCGCCTCCACGATCTGCCGCAGCCAGTAGCGATAGGGGCCGTTGAACGGCGTCTCTTTCATCCCACCCCCGCGATCGCCCAGAGCAGCGACGCCACCAGCCAGCAGCCCCAGGCGACACGCGCGGCCGGGAACGACGTCGGCCAGGTGCTGACGAACATCGCCACGAACCCGGCGACGACCAGCACCACGAAGACCAGATGCAGCGGCATGACCTGCCTCCTCTGTCAGTGGTGGGCCATCCACCACACCAGAAACATCAGCGCGGCGACCGTCACCAGCGGCGCGACCCAGCGCATCAGTGGACGTACCAAATGCCCGAGCCGCCGCGCAGCATGTCGCCCGCCCACGTCAGGGTGACGACCTTCCCGCTGGTCGCCGGGACCGTCGTGCTCGATCCGGCGATGACGTTGGTTCCCCAATTGACCGTGATCGGCACGGCGGTCCCGTTGTGCAGCACGAAGATCATCGAGACGCAGATCGCCACGCTGAGCAGCGGCAGGTTCACCACCAGCGGGGTGATGCCCAGGTCCAGCCTGACCTCCGGCAAGTCCGTGACCTGGCCGACCGCGATGTTGATCGGCGACTGGTTGGCGTTGATGGCGGTCGCCGCCTGCACCGCCCTGTTGCCGTTGTCCCACGTCAGCAGCGCCAGGTCGGTCGAGGGCGGCGGGTACTCCCGAAAGAAGTTGGGGGGCACCGGCTGCTGCAGTTGCATGTGCCGGCACAGCTCGCAGCGGCCGACCCCGAAGTAGCAGTTGGAGGCGTCCGAGACGCCGAGCACCACGTTGAAGTCGAGCACCATCCACGTCAGCCCGCCGTCCGCGAAGCCTGGGCCGAAGTAGCCCAGCGCGTCGCTGATCGTGAAGTCGGCGTTCACCGGCTGGCCCAGCGGATCGACGATGTGAATCATCGTCGCCCCGCCGGACGGCGTGTCCATCGACCCGATCTTGCCGATCATCGGCCCACGGCAGGGCGCGCCCAGCGGCACCGGCGCCTGGATCAGCTTCGCCCCGGTGATGACCACGTACCAGCCGACCGCGATCCCGTAGGAGAGGATCGTCGAGCCGATCTGCACGGCGTTGCTGCCTGCCGTCGTCTGGAACGCCTGGCCGGTCTGGTTCACCGGCGTCACGTGCGCCGCCGGCGCCGTCGCCCAGCCCGGGATCGTGCTTCCGGTGAAGCCGCCGACGTGCACGAGGTAGGTGGTCGGGTCGATCGGGAACGGCGCGTCGGGCGTGAAGCTGTTGGCGTCGCTGGCGGTGACGTTGAAGGCGACGCAGTACCCGTTGCCGTAGCGAAACCACCCCTTCTTGCCGACCCATTGGTTCGCCGCCCAGCCCGGCGCGCCAGGCGCGATCGCCTTGTTCACGGTCGACCCCGGCTGCGCCACGAACCATTGCGGCCCGCCGTCGTCGACCAGGATCACCGTCCCGTTCACCGGGTCCTGCGTGTCGATCGCCATGCCGAGGTGGTACTGCACGCCGGCGCTCCAGCCGCCGAAGCCGGGGCCGATCCCGCAGTCCCTCATGCCGGTGTTCGCGCTCACGTCGGTCATCAGGACGTTGCTCTCCGAGCGCACCGCGTCGAGCTTGTTGCGCGCCGTGCCCCCCGAGCCGCCGTACACGTGGAAGTCCGCGCCGCCGAGCGTCACCTGGTTCTGCTGCGGGTAGGAGAAGTAAGACGCGCCCTGGTTCTGGAACGACGTCCCGTAGCAAAAGATCGTCCCGCCGCCGGTCGCGATCGCGTCCTTCCAACAGCTCTGAAAGTCGCCGTCGATGATCGTGATCGACAGCGCGTTCGGCCCGCCGGCGACCAGGCCCTGCATACAGCCGAGCACCAGCGGGTTGATGAACGTGATCGTGTCGCCCTGCGCCGAGCCGCCGGCGCGCGAAATATAGATCCCCACTTGGTCGACCAGGGACACCCCGCCCACGGCCCAATCGTAGAAGGTGAGCTGCTGCGTCGCGAGGCCGGGGTAGGCCCCGGTGTGGTTCATGTCGATGAGCTGGCCGGTGACGCCCTCGGTTCCATCGGTCAGGCCGAGGTTGCTGATCTTGCCGTACGAGATCGAGTCGAAGGTCAGCGGCGTGATGTTGAGCGGGCCGATGTACGTGATCTGCGACCCGCGCCGCTCGGCGAACTCGATGTCGACGCCCGACGCCACCAGCACCAGGCCCTGATTGATGCGGAAGTTGCCGGGCGGCACGAACATGGGCCGGTTGAGGGTGACGCTGTTGCCGTTCCACACCACATGGCCGGGCGTGCTGGCGCTGGCGAAGCAGGCGTACAGCGTCTCCTGCAGCGCGACGTAATCCCAGGTCGTGCCGACCGGGTAGGCCCCGCCGGAGGGCAGGCCGATCCACTGCGGATTGGCCGCCAGGTCGGCCGCCGTGATCCCCTCGCCCAGGCCGTCGCCGAACGCCCCGCTCGGCGCGTTGAAAAACCAGCCGGCGTTGACGCGCCGGTCGACGATGCGGACCCAGCGCTGGCCCAGCATGTCCACCAGCACCGTTCCGCCGTTGTCCGTCATGGTCCCCGGCGACTGCACGAAGATGCCGCTGCGATCGCCGCTCACCAGCAGGATCGCCGCCGGCGATCCGGCGGGCACGTAGCCGGACTGGCGGATCGAATCGTAGCTCGGCGCGGTGATGACGTTCGAGGCGCCTACCGGATAGGGCGGCGCCAGCGGCGCGGGCGGATCGAACCAACGCAGCTCGCCCTGCGCGGTCCCCAGCAGCTTGAGGCTTTCCTCGCCGTACTCGAAGCACACGACCGCCGCGTCATCGTCGGTGATGAGGATCGAGTCCGGGTTCAGCACCAGCGGGCGCGGCGGCGGCTGGCCTTGCTCCACCACCAGCGCCCGCGTGAACTCCGTCGTCAGCTCCTGCACCTGGCGCTCGACGTTATCGAGCGCCTGCTCGCTCGACTGCGGGCTGAAGCCCACCTGCTCGCCGTAGGCCGAGGGCTGGCTGCGCGGCGTGAACCGCGCCAGCGCCACCTGCGCCAGCGGCGCCCACGCCGGCGTCGTCAGCAGGTGCGCCGCGAGCATCACCTGGCCGCCGTTGGTCAGGGTCGGGTTGAAGGCGGTGAGCGTGTAGTCGGCGCCCTGCGTCAGCAGCCGCGCGCCGTTCCCGTCGCCGATGTCCAGCTCCACGGTGACGTCGCTCGCCACCCGGTAGGGCCAGACGGTGTTGAAGGGTCCGAGCGTCGCGCCGTTCAGCGCATAGGTGGTCTCGGTCGAGATCGCGGTGACGGTCATGCGCAGAGCATGACGCCGCCGGCGGCCGGTCGGATCACTGCGCCGACGTGGGCGCCAGCCAGTAGTGGGTCGCCGCCTTCTCCTGCATCCGGCTCTGATACCGCTGCAGATAGCCCGGGCTCGCCGCCTCCTGCAGCCGCCAGAACAGCAGGTAGTCGAGCGCGGTGCGCGTGTACCAGGTGTTGATGATCGGCACGTTCGAGGCCGCCATCTTCGCCAGCTCGCCGGGAATCTGGCTCTTGCCCTCCATCCCGTTGACCTCCCCGCCGCTGATCGCCTGGCGGAAAATCTTGCCGACCTGTTCGCCCTGGCTCAGCAGCGGCCCGCCCAGGCTCAGAGCGTCGAAGTCCGCGCCGTTGCGGTCCATCTCCCCGAACAGGAAGTCGCCGTACATGCCGAGCCCGCCGCCCTGCGCCATCGCGGCCAGCCACAGCTTGCCGGCCGCCTCGGGCGTGCCGATGCCCTGCGACTCCACCAGGTCTTGCGGCGTGCGCGGCGTCTCCCCGCGCGACAGCGCCTTGGCCGCCAGCGAGGCGTAGCCGGCCAGGGTGGTCGACAGGATCAGGTGCACCAGCATCCCCGGCCGCGTGCCGAGGCTCTGCACCGCCGGCACGAAATGGCGGCCGACCGCCGAGTTCACGAAGCCCTTGAACTGGAAGAATGACATCGCGATCTCGCCCAGCAGCTCCCCTTGCTTGACAGTCGGGCCGGCCACGCCGAGCGCTGAGAACGGCGCCCTCGCCGCCGCCGCTTCCCGGGCGCGCGGCTCGTTGATCGCGTCGGCCATCGCGTTGTGAAACAGCATGTGGAACAGGCCCCGCGTCTCATCGACCGCCTGCGCCTGGTGCGGGTCGGCCGCGACGCGATCCTCCAGGTGGTCGAGCGTCAGGTATCGCTGGCCGTCCTCGTCCATCGGGGCCAGGCCCTCGCGCGCCATGTCCCAATGCTTCGGCAGGATCGAGAAGCGCAGGAAGGTCTGCCTGACGTCGCGCGGCAGCGCCTCCCACGGCCGATCGGCCATCGACCCATAGAGCGCCTGCAGCGCGTTGCCCTGCGCGCGCTGCACCACCTCGTTCAGCGCGGTGAAGCCGCTGATCCGGTAGGCTTGCTGCGTGCCCCACGACACCGTTCCCGGCCGCCCGTCGTCGGCGATCCGCCCGGCCACCAGGCGGCCGGTGAAGTTGCGCATCCCGGCGCCCAGCGAGTCGCCCGCCAGCTTCGCCTCCTCGCTCGGCAGGCGCGCCATCGCCGACCAAATCCCTTGCTGTCCCTGCAGGAAGCTCGCGCCGTACCGCATCATCGTCTGCGAGGCGTACGAGTAGTCGGCGAACTTGGAGAGCGGGATCGAGCCCAGCTTCGTCATCGCCATCCAGCTCCGCAGGTTGCGGAACACTTCGGCCATTCGCAGGCTGACCGGGATATTGGCGACACCGCTGACCACCTCGTACGGCGCCCGCGTCGCCGACGTTCCCAGCCGCTGCACGGCCGCGCTGCCGCCCTCGCCGCGCCCGGTCGCGGTGTCCGCCAGGTGCTTGAGCATGTTCTGGTAGCCCTGGCCGGGGTCCGGCCCCAGCCGCTCCAGCAGGGCGATGTTCCGCCCGGCCCGGTCGATCTGGTTGACGATGTTGGCGAACAGCGTCCCGCGCGAATAGCGCTGGGCGTAGTCCATCCAGTCGTCGGGCGTCGCGTAGTGCAGCACCCGGGCCTTGCCGAGCGCCCGCGCCTTGCTCCCGGACGGCACGAAGTCGGCGTGATCGAGCGCCCCGCCGTAGGCGTCCGAGCCCCCGCCCACGATCCGCGTCCACACGCGGTAGAGCATCAGCTCGCGCATGTCCTGCGGGTCGGAGAGGATGCCCTTGTTGTAGAGCGCCTGCGCCTCCAGCCGCGCCCGGTCATGCAGCCGCTGCTCGTCCGCGTCGCCCGCCTCGGCCGCCAGCTCGGGGGTGATGTTGAAGCGGCCCTGCGGGTCCTCCGGCCCGGCCAAGTCCGCCCAATCCAGGTCGGCGAAGGTCTTGGGATGCAGCTTCGGCAGGATGAAGTTCGCCCAGGTGCGAAAACCTTTGGCTCGAGCGCGGTCCTCGAGGTCGGAGAAGTTGAGCTTCGACAGCGCCGAGCCCGGCTCGCCCCACCCCTCCCGCAGCACCGCCAGCTCGCGCCAGAAGCCGCCGGCCACCTTGATCGCGTCGTGCGTCTGGCGGCCAAAGTAGCCCTCCAGTCGCGGGATGATCGCGCCGGCGCGGTTCAGCCCGTCGTACGCCGCGTCGAGCGCCGCCTTGAACGACCGCGCCGCGTGGATCACCGCCTCGTCCTGCGTCACGTCGATCGACGTGTTCCCGTTCAGCCGCGCCAGCTCGTTCGCCACCTTGCGCGAGAAACCCTCCTCGCCCCGCAGGCCGACGAAGCTGGACATCCGATCGAACAGGCCGGGCACGGCGGCGATCGCCGCGCGCAGCGGCTGCATCAGCTCGGCGCTTTTGCTGAGCCCGTAGGAGTCCACCGAGTTGCTGGACCCGTAGAGGTTATGTTCGGTCCCCACGAGGTAGCTCCGCGCCGCCTTGTCCGGCTTGAGGCCGGCGGCGACCCGCGCGTCCATCTCGCGCTTCATCGCGGTGTCGGCCTTGGCGGCGTAATACTTGAGCTTCGCGCTCAGCATCGCCTCCTTGAGCTTGTCGCGCGCCAGCTCCGCCGCCGCCGCGTCGACCGCAGCGCCCTCGCTCACGTCCGGGTTCGCCGCCTGCAGCCGCTTGATCTTCGAGGCCATCGGCCCGAACAGGGTGTCTTCCACTTCCTTGACGGTGAACTTGTCGCCGACCGCCATCCTCACGGCGATCAGGCAGGCGCCCAGCCCTTCCTCGCGGTCGGCCATCTACAGCTCTCCCTTCAAGCAGGTGGCGGCGGCGCGCACCGCCTCGGCCAGCGTCGCCGGATCGTGGCCTTCGTACTGGATGGGCTCGCCGGTCTCGGCCTCGATCCCGTCGAGATCGCGCTGCAGGGCCTGCAGCTCGGGGTCGGCCGCGATCACTCGCGCGGCCGTGGCCGGGTTTACTGCAGCTTCGGCGGCGGCGGGCTCCCGCCCGGACTCCCCGGATACGGCAGGTCCGGCGCCCCCAGCTTCGGCGTCAGCGGCACGCTCGCCGATGGGCTCGCCGCCATCGCCTCGTGCGCCTGCGCCGCCTTGGTCAGGCCCGCCGCCACCCGGCTCGTGTAGTCCGCCGTCTTGGGGTTGGTTTCCTTCGCCGCCAGGTTCCCGAAAGCGAACGCCAGGCCCTTCAGCCGCGCCGCCGAGGCCAGCGGTCCCACCAGAGGACTCGCCGGGGGCGCGCTGGACGCCGGCGCGCTCGTCCCATCCGCGCTGGGCTTTGGCGTAAGTAGCTCGGAGAGCGGCGACCGACTCGTCTGCGCTGGCTTCGTGACCAAAGATATCCGCTCCACCTTGATGCTCCGGCAGCATCGCGTACCGGGCGTAGTCCCGCAGCACCTCGGCCACCTTATCGGCGCCGCGCGCCTGCGTGAACTCCTCGTTGCGGTAGAACAGCCGCAGCAGCGCCTCGGTCGCCTGCGACACCGAATCGCCGGTGAACATGTCCTGCTCGATCAGCCGCATCTGGATGAACTTGCTGACGCCCTCGCCGGCGTCGCGCGCCCCCTTCACCAGCATCACCGCCGAGACCAGCGACGGGTTCAGGTCGAACGCCGCCGGCGTCTCGCCGCGCTCGATGCTGGCGCGCATCGCCGCCCAGATCGGCGCGGCGCCCTGCAGCGCGTTGCCGATCCCCCGCAGGGTGTTCTCGCTGCTGTCGTACAGCGCCTCCACCAGGTCTTTGTCGCCGTAGGCTTTGGCGACCAGGGCGGCGGCGATCCGCCGTTCGCCGGCGGCCGACAAGTGGCCCTGTTGATCGACCATCTCGTTGATCTGATCGGGCGCCACGCGCTCGATGAAGGTCCGCGAGAAGCGGCGGCGCGCCGCGATGTCCTCCGAATCGCCCAGCGCCGCCATCGTGGCCGGGTCCATCTTCTGAGCGTCGGCCATCGCCTGCTCCGGCGCGCTCATCCGCTCGGTCACGTCAGCGTTCATCTCATGCGCCAGGCTGGCCCGCTGCGCCCCTGTCATCGGCTCGGTTCGCATCCGCACGAGCACCGGCTGGCGCATCCCCTCGACAGGAAAGCCCTGCGCCTGCAGCTCGGTCACATAACGCTGGTAGGCCGCGGTGCCCGTCGCCGCCGATCGGCGCAGCGCGATCGTCCGCCCATTGCCGCTCTCGACTTCGCCGGCCGGGCTCACCAGCGGCGCCCCGGACTCGGCGCCTACGTCGCCCATCAAGCGCTTGGGGTTCAGCTCCTTTTCGAGTTGCAGGTTCTTGGCGTGGGCGCCGGCCCGGTCGCGCTCGCGCGGCTGCAGCTCGGCGGGATACTGGCCGTTCACCTCCATGTCGTCGCCGTGGCTCGTCACCAGGTCGGACATTTCGACCAGGCCGAACTTGATCGGCACTTCGCGGCCCCGCGTCGTGATGGCCCGGTCGCCCAGCCGCGCCTCCTCCGGGATCGGCCGCCAGGAGTCGACGCTGGTAATCGCGCCCTTCTCGTCCAGCCGCTCCACGGCGGGCCGATCGAGCGCCTGGTTGACCAGCCGCGCCACGTCCACCGGCTCGTCGTTGGCCGCCCGCGTTACCGCCAGCACGTGAGCCGCCCGCTGTTCGTCCGGGCTCAGCCGGTCGACTTCCACCGGCCGGGCCGGGCCGCTCGGGGTCGGCGCGATCGCCGGCGACGGCTCCGGCCGCGCCGCCCGCTCGGCCGGCGGCGCCGGCGTGCCTGGCTCGACGGTCGGCGCCTCGGCCGGCGGTAGCACCGCAGCCGGCTCGCCAGGGCCGATTTCCGGGGCCTGTGGCGGCGGCCGGGGCTCGCCCGGTACATGCACACCAGCCTCCCCTCCAGCGGCCTCTGTGGGCTCCAGCGGCGCGCGCGGCGTCCCGAACCAACCCAGCGCGTTCATGCCGGCGTGAAGCCCGGCGTGCAGCACGGAGAACCCAGCCACGTTCGCCAGCTCCTGCCCCATGTCGAAGTCGTCGCCGTGGCCGGTCCCGTAGTCCAGCGCCGCGTCCTTCGCGACGTACGGCAGGTTGGCGACCACGGAGCGGCCCAGCGCCTGCGGCACGCCGTTCCAGAGCTGGCCGACCTTGCCGACGCCCCGCGTCGCATCGGCGGCGGCGCCGGCCGCCCGCTCGCCGAATACGGCGGTCTCCAGCCCCTCGCCCACCGGGCTCAGCATCAGCGCCGCCGTGGTCGGATCGGTCATCGCGCCCGCCAGGCTGAACCCGATGTCGCTCAGCAGGTGCGGGTCGGTGCGCGCCATCACCGTGTCCGACCACTGCTTGTTGCGCGCCATCTCGTTCTGCAGCGCCGCGTCGTCCTCGGCGACCGGCTGGTTGAAGCGCAGATAGCCCGGCACGCCGTACTGCTGGTTGGCCGCCTCCGAGGAGATCGTCGGCCGGGGCTGATAGGGCTGAGCGCCGGTGAGCGCTTCGCCCTCGCGCACGCTCTCCAGGGTCGAGGCCGCCAGCGCATCCTTGAGCCAGGGGTTTTCTTCGACCGTCTGCGCCGTGCGCTGCACGAAGGTCTGGAAGCCGGAGGTCAACTGCTGGCCCCACCGCTGGGTCTGCTGCATCGGCAGCGTCTGGGCGGCCTGATAGCCGCCTTCGGCGTCCGTGGGGCCGGCGTCGCCGATCGGGCTCATGCCGGCGGCCCCGCGCCGACCACGCCGGCCAGGCGGCGCGTCGTCCGATCCATGATCGCCCGCACGTAGTCGCGGGTCTCCTTAAACGGGATTTTGGAGATCCACTCGTCGGTCGAAATGCTACCTGAGCGCGGGTCGCCGATGGTCGAGAGCCAGCCCGGCGTGTGCACCCCGTTCTTGGTCGAGCCCTCCACGCGGCCAGGGCCGGCGTCGTAGGCCGCCAGCGCCAAGGCGATCCCCGCGTTCGGCACGGCGCCCTTCATGTAGTGCTGGGTCAGGCTGTTCAGCAGCGCGGTCCCGATCGCCTGGTTATAGGCCGGATCGGTCTGAGCCCTGCCGAGGTCGACCGGCAGACCGAGGCGCGGCGCCCACTCCTTCACCGTGTCCGGCATGAGCTGCATCAGGCCGATGGCCCCGCTCTTCGCGTTGTGCGCGGCAGGATCGCCGCCGCTCTCGCGGTGGATCACCTGCGGCAGCAGGAGCTGCACCGCCTTGCTGGGCGCGACGTTCAGCCCCTCGTAGCCCCTCGGCGCGGCTTGGGCGGCGGGACCGGCGGCGTCCGCGCCCCCGAACATCGCCAGCACCGCCGGCGAGGCCCCCACAGCGGCCAGGGCGCGCTGCGTGGCGTTCATGCCAGCCGCCGCCGGCGCGGTTCCCGCAGTTCCCACGGTTCCCGGCGGAACATTTTGAGACCCCTGAGTTCCAGATTCGTTCGCGGCCGGCGCGGGCGGCGGCGGGGGCGGAGGCGGCTGGCCCTGGCTGTGTGCGGCGATCGACCCGGCCAGGGCGGCGGCGCCGATCGCCGGCGTCGTCGCGTGCACCGGATGGCCGTCCGGCGTCGACAGCGCAGCCGCCGGCGGCGGCGGGTGCGCGAGCCACGTGCCCCCGGCCTGGCCGTCCTGGATCGCCTGCTCGAACTTCATGCTGATCGGCCGCCCGTACTTGTCCGTCACTGTCTCCCATTGACCGTCAGGCCGGGGCACTTTCAGCGCCACCACGTCGTCGCCGATGTTGGTCCACACGCCCGAGCGGTCGATGATGCTGGCGTACTGAGCCCGGCTCTGGCCCACCGCCAGCTCGCCCGGCGGGGCCGACAGGTTGGCGCCGCCGTTCCCCAGCGCCCAGCTCCGCGCCGCCGCGAGGCCCTGGTGGGCCGCATCCCAGCCCGATTGCGCGGGCCGCAGGATGCTCGCCGCGCCCAGCCCCGGCGCGCCGATCGCCGCCGCCGCCGCCGTCTGGGCGATGTCCATCATGCTCGGCTGCGTCTTGTTCTGGTAGGTCGCCTGCGCCTGCGCCAGCGGCATCCGCATCGCGCCCTCGAACCGGAAGCCATCGGTCAGACTGGCCGCCGCCTGCTGCGCCGCGCCAACCGCGCTCGCCCCCGTCTTCGCCATGATGTAGCGGGCCTGAGCGTAAATCTGATCCTGGCGCCCGGCGTTGAGCTGCTGGTCGGCCGGTGACGTGCTGGTCGCCTGGTACTTGGAGATCGCGCCCGCCACCGCCTGATAGAGTTGGCGTCCCATGCCCGGCTCCAGCGCCTTCGACAGCTCCGGGTCGTTCACGGCGGCGACGTAGCGGCCCCACGCCACCTTGCCGGCCGCCGAGTCGGTCGAGTCGACGATCGCCGCCACGTCGCCCTGCTTCATCCCGGCCTGCAGCAGCTCGCGCGCCACCATCGCCCTCGGCGAGACCACGGCGCCGTGGGCCAGGGCGAGCTGCGAGGGGAAGCTGGCGATGAAGGCCCGCAGGTTCAGGCCGGCGTCGTACTTGCCCTGCGGCGGGGCCTTCTCGAACGACTCGGCCTGCTGCGTCGCGATCGCCTCCGGCAGCATCCGCATGTTGCGGCTGTTGGCGTCGATCCCGCTGCTCTGCTGCGTCTGCAGCATGTCCGTGGCGTAAGCTTGCCCCGCCGCCGTGTTCACCTGGCCCGGCTGCGCCAACACGCCCTGCAGCTCCCCCGCGACCCGATCGCCGAGCGAGCCCGAGCCGCCGGGGCCGGCCCGCCCGCCGCCCTTCACCCCCATGCCCGGGTCCTGGCCGAACACCCACTTCGCCGGGTCCTTGGTGCGCTCGGTGATCTGCTGCTGCGCCGCCGTGTAGGCGGCCTGCTTCACCAGGAATTGCGGGTCGGCGCGATCGGTCGGCGGCTGGATCGCCCGCAGCGCCTCCAGCGGCTGCTTCGAGATCGGCCCGCCGATCTGCTGGAACACCAGGTCGGCGTTGTGGGCGTCCACCTGGTACTTGGCGAACGCCTCCGGGCTCATCACCCGCTGCATCTCGGCGGTCTGCGCCGGCGTGACGATCGAGCTGCCCTCGGCCGCGCGGTTCTCCACGTCGAGCTGGGCAGTCTGGCTGAACGTGTACGCCTCGGCCGCGTCCTGGCCGGCCGCCGGGCCGTGGCTCGCCAGCTCGTTCTCAAGCTGGGTCTTGGTGTCGCCCTTCAAGTACGGGTCGAGCTTGCCGCTATCCAGCTCGCTCTGCGCCAGGCCGTAGTTCTTCTCCCGGATCAGCCCCTGCACATAGTTCACCGTCGCCGCCGTCTTGGCCTGCGCCAGCGCGACGTCGTGCGCCTCGCCACTCCCGAGCGGCGCCACGGACTGCTCGATCGGCCCGCCCGGCGCCATCGCCGGCCCGTACAGCTTCGGATCACTGGCGATCGCGTTGGCGGCGGCGTCCACGGTCGGCGCCACCGTCGAGATCAGGTGCGTGGTGGCGTAGGTCGCCTGCTGGTCGCCGAGCCGCGAGGCGCCGTTCAGCATCTCCTCCTGCACCTTGGCGTCGAACTGCGGCTTGAGGCTGTCGAGCACCGGCTGCGGCAGGCCGGACGACTGTGCGAAGCTCGCCCAATTGGCGTCGCCGATCGCCTTGGCCCCGGCGGTGTAGGTCGCGATCGCGGACGGATCGCCGGCGTGGGTGGTGGCGAGGTTCTTGTCGAGCGCCTGCATCTGCGTCAGCGACGGCACCAGCGCAGAGTTCAGGTGGGCCAGGTCTTGCGCCTTGGTCGCCTCGGCGATCGCCGTGGCCTGGTGGACGTTCTGCACGTGCAGCGCGCCGGCCTGGTGCTCCACCAGCGCCGCCTGCGTCGCCCGGTCGAACTGCGATTGCTGGCCCGGCGTCATCGCGTCGCGCTGCGCCTTGAAGCTGTCCACCACCTTCTGCCCGGCCGCCTGCATCTGCGGCACGAATCCGGGTTCCCCGTGGTAGGCGCCGGCGGCATCGCCCAGCACCCCGTTCAGCGCGCCCTTCATGTCCGTGACCGTGGGCGCGATCGACCGCTCGTCGGCCTGCGCCTGCGCCCGCGTGGCGATCGCCGCCGCCCGGTAGCCGACCGTCGCGGCCTGGCCCAGCGCCTCCCCGGCCGCGTTCAGCCCCAGCTCGGTCGGCGCGACCGCCGTGCTCGGCGGGGCGGCGCCCTCGACGGGGGACAGGTCTTCGTCAGGCAGGCGCGCAGGCATGGGACAGCCTCAGTTGACGGTGGAGAGCGCGTACGGGTCGATCTCGCCGGCCTGGTAGGCTTTGCTCGACAGCAGTTTCTCGCGGAATCCCTGCTTGAGCCCGCCGGCGACCGCCTGGCCGGCCGCGCCGGTGAACCCGGAGATCAGCGAGTTCATCGCGTTGTCCTTGTCGACCTTCGCCATGTACTCGTCGGTCTCGGCCTGCGTCGCGCCCCGGTAGGCCGCCGCCCGCGCGTTGAACTGGCCGCGCTCGGCGATCTGGTTGAGCACCCCCGCCGTGGTCCCGCCGAGGCCGCCGCCCGACGCCGCCGCCAGGGTCGCCGCCCGGCCGGTCGCCGCCATGCCGTGCAGCAGCGCCTCCTGCGTGTTGATCCCGCCGGTGATCGACGCCTGGCGCGCCGCCAGCTCGGCCTGCTTCGCCTGCTGGTTCTCGCTGACGAAGCTGGTGATGCCGCCGATCGCCGAGGCGACCCCGCTGATGATCGGTGACGCCATCCCCAGCGGCCCCAGCATCCCGGCGAACCCCGCCATGCCGCCCGCAGCGCCGGCCGCTGCGCCGCCCCCGCTCATGCCAGCCGCCGACAGCACGTCGGCCGAGGTGTCCAGGAAGCTCATTGGGCTTTCTTCCGATACGTGATCCGCCGCTCGTACATCACCGTGCCCGGCCAGCTCGGCGCGGGGGCGCGCCCCGCGTAGAGCTCGAACCCCAGCCGCCGCAGGACCAGGTGTGCGCCGGGGAAGTCGGTGCGGGCGTAGGCGGTGAAGCGGGTGCTGCCCCAATCGCGCTCAAGCGAGCGCAGCGCGCCCCGCGCCAGGGCCAGGGCCGCCGGCCAGTCGCGCCAGCGCAGCGCCCCCAGCACGCTCCAGATTTGCCAGTCCCCGCGCGCCTGTTCGACCGCCCCCGCCATGCCGAGCACCCGGTCACCGCGGATTCGCTCCAGGGTCCAGGTCGGCCCCGGCGGGCCGCGCCCCCAGGCCCAGGCGACGGCCATCATGTCCTCGGCCATGTCCGGCCTGGGCGTGAACGCCCGCTCGTCGCCGCGCCGCCAGGCCCGCAGCCGCAGGGTCTGCCAGCGCTTACTCACCGATCGCAACCTTATCCTGGCGGATCGCGTAGAGGGTGAAGGGGTAGGGTGACTGCTCAGTGATGGTGATGCGAGGGTCATGGTCGTCGGTCTCCGAACTCTCGTCCTGCACGATCGTCACGCGCTTGGTGACACGGCGCGGGATCGGTCCAGGGACGTCGCTCGCCAGGCGGGTCGAGATGTCCTCGCCCGGCCAGTTGGGGTTGTCGCCGTTGACCGTGCACAGCACCGTCAAGACGTCGATCAGCGCCTCGGTGATCCGCTGCGCCTGCAGCAGCGCCCCGCCGTAGAGGTTGCGCAGATCGAGCTTCAAGCTCTTGAAGGCGACGGGGTAGGTCTGGCCGATCTGCACCGTCGAGGCGGTCTCGCCGTCCGGCAGCGTCACCTCCCCGGCGTTCACCGCCAGGTCGGCGTACCAGGTCCCATCCGCCAGCACGTCGACCAGCCACCCGTTCATCAGCGGGTTGGCCGGGAACACGCCGGTCGGCGCCGGCGCGGTGTAGGTCGTCGCCGCGTCGAGGTAGAGCCCGGCGTCAGGGTCGCTCATGCGCAGGATCAGCTTCGGGCCGCCTGGCGGCTGCGCCACGATCCATAGCGCCTCGTAGTCCCCGGGACTCGGCAGCACCGCCATGTCGAGCACCAGGGCGCCGAGGCCGAGCGCCTGGCTGGTGTAGCCCTTCACCTGCTGCTCGACGTGGTAGGTGTAGCAGGCCAGGCCGCCGTCCCCGAGCTGGCACCACAGATTGTTGGACGGGGCCTTGGTCCACTTGATCCGGGCGAAGTTGCGATCGGCGATGTGCCGCGCCAGGTACGAGTGATCCTCGCCGAACGTGCCTTGGTTGGGGTCGACGCCGATCTCCCGCAGGGTCTTCCGCGTGATGGTCACGTACATCAGCCCGCGCTGGGCGTTGGCCGGTTCGATCGGCGCGCAGCCGAACTCCGAGAGGTCTTTGACGACGACGCCCGAGGGGCTGATCGGCTCGTCCAGCACCGGCCCTGAGATCAGGTGCTCGCCGGTCTCCGTGCCGACCAACAGGTAGGTCGCGGTGTGGAACCACTGGATGCGCCCGCCCTTGGTCCCGACGCGCCGGCGCACCGCGTCGTCGTCCTCGATCACGCCGAGCCCGGTCCCCGGCGTGAAGTCCTCGCTGGTCGGACTGAACCCGGCGGTGCGGGTGAGATCGGCCCAATCCCAATTGCCGCTGCAGGCGCCGTCGACCAGGCGCTCCTCGCGAATCTCCGGCCAGGCGGTCGGCCAGCCGTCCGCCGCCGAGTACGCGGCGAAGGCCCAGAAGCTCGTCGCCACCCCGGACTTGAGCGGCACCGTGCGCCGAACCGTCCCCGTCGCGTGCGTCGGGTCGGTGACGCCGGTGATGTCGATGATCCCCGCGCCGTCGTGCAGGAAGGTCCAGGTGATCGTCCCGTCGCTCTGGTCGCCCTGGTCTTGCACCGGCGGGTTGGTCCCGCTGGCGACGCCGCCCGTCGCGCCGGCGGTGCTGTAATAGACGTTGCCAACCGAGGTCACGAAGTTGTCGGGGAAGTACTTGAACGCCGGCGCCCAGGCCATGCTGCTCACCGACGAGCCGTTGGCGCGCACCCGCAGCGACGAGCCGATCAGGGTGGGATCGAACAGCGCCTCGGTCGCCAGCAACGTGACCTGAGACCCCGCCAGGATCGCGCCGGCGCCGGTCGGCAGGTTGTCGTGGATCGTGGTCGGCCCCGACACCCACGTCACCGTCACCGTCTGCGTCAGGTCGCTGTTCTCGCTGAGCCAGGGGCCGTTGGTGAGCTGGGTCGCCGCGAAGGTCCAATCGGCCGCCGTCACCCCGCCATTCGCCCGCGCCAGGCTCTGCGGGACCATGCCGTCGATCGACCGGAAATAGATCACGTCCTGCACCTGCTTCCAGCGCAGCAGCGGCAGGCGCGCGGCCGGGATCGGTGTCGGGAAGGTGAGCTGCGCCGAGGTCCCCGGGTCGATCAGCGGCGTCCCGTCGATCTGCCAGACCCGGCAGCTCGAATCGCTGAACTCCAGCAGGCAGGAGTCGCCCCAGCTCTTGCGGAAGGCCACGATCCGCGTGCCCCCGTCCGCCGCCTGGTCCTGCGCCAGGCCGACCAGCCAGAAGCCCGGCCGCTTCGCCAGCGGCCCGGCCACCTGGATCAGCAGGTTCTGGCCCAGCGCGCAGCCCTTGGCGACTTGCTGCAGGTCCGTGCGGTCATAGGCGTTGTCGTCAACCTCGCCGGACGTGAACGCGTTGGTGAAACCGAAGGGGCCGGGCATCCCGTCAGGATGGCGCCGTCAGCGCCTGGTCGGATGAAAAGCGGCCCCGGAGCCGAGGCGCCGGGGCCAGTTAGTTCAGCAGCTCCCAGAGGAGACCACCTTGGGAGAGGGTCAGCGCGAGATCGCGCGTATTCGGGCCGGGATCGAGGGGGCGATCGCCGCCATGCCGGCCTCCTGCGTCGCTTCGACGGAGAGGGCGAGCTGCACCTTCGACTCGGCGAGCTGTTCGAGCTTCTGCTGGCGGCTCTGGTCGGCCGTCACCGTGTAGCAGCCGAGCGCGGCCAGCTCGAAGCCGATCGCCTGCAGCATGATGAACGGCAGCGCCGCCCAATTGCACCGGCGGGTGTAGGAGATCGCCAGGCCCACCTGCAGATCGGTGCGCAGGATTTTCTGGGTCGAGCCGTCCGGGCTGTCGATCGTCGTCACCTGCCAGGCTTCGCCCTCCATCACCGGCGGCCCCAGCTCGGAGAAGGCGATCCAGTCGATGTCGCCCCACCAGGGCTGGATCAGCGTCGGCGTGCGAACCTCCCAGACGCGCAGACACCCGCCAGGCAGCACGTAGTACACCGGGAAGCGCCAGTTGCCGTCGGCCGCGATCTGGGCGTCCGTGGCGGGGTTCAGCAGGGCGTAGGTCATGGCGCAGAGCCAGCCCTGACGCTCCAGCACGTGCTCCAGCGCGTCGTCCATGAAGGCGTACAGCTTCATCGCCGCGCTCGACGCGCGCAGGGACTGCTCGTTGAGGTCGGCGACCGGCAGCTTGCCGAGCTGCGCCAGGGCTATGTTCATCGCCCGGGTCTGAGCGTCCCACGCCATCTCAGTTGTTACGGCCGACGAGCTGCCAGGCCATCGAGAGCCCGTTGGCCGGGTTGGCGCCGGCGAAGGTCCCCAGCAGCTCGATGTTCCCGCCCGGATCGGCGGCGTAGCCCAGGTGTTGCCAGAGCGGTTGCCCGATCCAGGCCGGAACCCACGCCACCTCGAAATCCGCGGTCGACTGGCCGGCCAGGTTGAGCGCGGCGGCGAGCGCGCTGGGATGGTTCACGTCGCCGATGTTGAGCGTGCAGCCGGCCCCGAACGCGGTCCACCACAGATAGCTGTTGCCGTGGTCGATGTAGGCCGTCGACCTGAGCGACCCGAAGGAAATCTGGTCTCCGATCACGTTGCCCTGCGTGACCGCGACGTCGCGCACCATGATGGCGTCGTGCCCATCCTTGTAGCGGTTGCTCACCGCCCCGAAGCCGGTCGCCGCCAGGTTCTGCAGCGGGGCGCCGACCAGCGATCCATACAGCTTTGCCATGCTCAAGCCTCTCTCAAAGGTTCCGGCCGAAGAAGGCCCAGCCGATGCTGGCGCCATCGGTCGGGTTCGCCCCGATGATGGTCCCCAGCAGTTCGATGTTGCCGCCCGGGTCGCTGGCGTAGCCCAGCCACTGCCACAGCCGCTGGGCCACGCCCTTGAACGGGGTCGCCCGCCCGGCCGCCGTGAGCCCGATCGGCGACACCAGCCCGGCGGTCGGGAAGTTCACATCGCCGACCCGCAGCCGCACGCTGGCCCCGCAGGCGTCGTTGACGATCCAGCTCCGGTAGGGGTCGATGAGGGCGGTCGATTTCAGCACGCAGAGCGAGATCACGTCGCCCATCAGGTTGCCCTGCATGGTCACGTAGTCGCGCACGAGCACCTGGTCCGTGCCGTCCTTGTAGAGCGACGAGATGAAGCCCGCGCCGGTCGCCAGCAGGCTCTGCACCGGCGTTGCGACGAATTGACCGCGAAGCGTCGCCACCATCACACGTTCCGCCCGAAAATCTGCCAGCTCAGCCTGGCGCCGTTGACCGGGTTCGCGCCGGCGATGAACGCCAGCAGCTCAATCGGCGCGCCTGGCGGCGCCGCGTAGCCCAGCCGCTGCCAGAGCGGCGCGGCGACCATCAGCGCCGCCGGCATGGTCGGCACGATCATGATGAGGGTCTGGTCGGCCGTCGCCGCCGGGAAGGCCACCCGCATCGCCACCGGATGCGCCGCGTCGCCGATGTTGAGCGTCACGCCGGTCCCCAGCGCGTCGTAGGAAAACGACGACAAAAAAGGATCTAGGTAGGCGGTCGGCCGGAACGTCCCCAGCGAGACCAGATCGCCGATCACGTTGCCGGCGGTGACGACCTGATCGCGCACCAGCACCCGGTCGGTGCCGTCCTTGTAGAGCGACGAGACGCCGCCGATCGGCGCGCCCGCCTGCAGCGACTGGATCACCTGTCCGGTGTTCTGGCCGAGGAACTTGGTCATAGGCCGGCCCGCCCGTAGAGCGCCCAGATGAACGCGGTCCCGTTCGCCGGCGGCGCCGTGCTGGCGGCGGCGATCCGCGCCAGCAGCTCGATCGGCCGCCCCGGGTCGGCCAGGTAGCCCAGCAACTGCCAGAGCGGCGCGGCGACCAGGTTGGCCTTCATCGCCGCCACCAGCGGGACCGTCTGGCCCCACTCGACGTTGAGGGCCGCCGCGAACGCGGTGGGAAAGCTCACGTCGCCCAAATCCCACCGCACCCCGGTCATCGCGTCGTTGGCGATCACGCTGTTCAGCGGGTCGACCAGCGCCGTCGACTTGAGCACCCCCATCGAGATCGTGTCGCCGACCGCCGCGCCCTGGAACACCGCGTAGTCGCGCCACAGCACCTGGTCGGGCGTGTCCTTGCAGTGCGGCGGCACGATGCCGATGCGGCCCTGCGCGAGGGCCTGCACCTGCGATCCGACGAGGTTCCCGTAGAGCTTCGCCATCGCGGCAGTCTCAGGTGAAGGCCGTCTGGTCGGCCGTCGAGCACTGCACTTCGACCACGCCGCCGTCGTAGCGCCGCACCGCGCCGTGGTTGAACTCGTAGTAGGCGTACCAGCGGAACGACTTGTCGGCCCGCTTGACCACTTCCTCCGGGATGATGGTCCGGCCCCGGTAGAGGATCGCCGAGCGCACCCACGCCGGGCAGCGCCGCGTGTAGCCGGACTTCGGGATCGGGTTGAACAGCGAGTTCGACGGCAGGCGGTGGAAGTTGAAGCCCATGAAGTAGGTCAGCGTGCCGGCGATCAGGCCCTTCACGTCGTTGTAGAACGAGCTGGTGGCCGGGACCGACTGCAGCAGGTTGCCGAGCTGATTGGCGGTGACCGCGATGTGGTAGTTGCTCGGCCGGTCGCCGGGCTCGGCTTCCTCGATTTCGGCGTTGTCGAGCTGCATCTTCGCCAGGATCAGCTTGCCGATGGTGAGGCCAGGGAAGCCGTCGCCGCCCTCCGTGGTGGCGATCGTCTCGTCTTCGTGGGCGAAGATCGTGTTCGAGGGGATGACGTTGGCGTTGGCCGTCCCCTGCGCGTAGGCGCCCTGCGCGTTCTGGTACTGGTAGGTCCCGAAAATCCCGCCGACGCCGCCGGCGCCCAGGATCACCACGTCGCGGTTGCGCCCGAGCCCGGCGAGCATCGACTGCATCACCTTCGACGTCGGGTCCTCCAACTGGCGCACGAGGTCTTCGTTGTCGATGAAACGACCGTCAGCGTACGGGAGAAAACTACCAAAGCGCCGGTACATGTCGACGAAGCCGGACGGGCTGTCGGGGACTCGGGTGGTGACGAGCTGCGGGTCGCTGGTGCCGACGTCATCGGCGTTGAAGTATTGCCCGGGGGTGTCGTAGGCGAGATCGGAGTCGACGGCGGCAAGCAGTCGGCTCTTGGTTTGTTGGGGCAGCAGGTTGAGGTTGGCGCGAAACCCTGGGACGTACAGGGACTGTGCAGTTGCGCCAGTCGGGTCGGGCATGGATCACCTGTCGATCGAGAAGTGAAGACTTCGATCGGCGGCGATCCCCGGCTTCGATGACCGGACGCGAGCCTGGCTTTACGGCCCTGGCCGTCCCCCCCGCGCCAGATCGGGCGGGAGCCTCGATTGCCTGGCTACGGAGGGGATTTGTCTTCTGTGAAGAAGCGCCGCGATCACGCCGCCCATGCCCGGGCGGCGTCAACGATCGGCTCTGCGAGTTCTAGGGGTTGAAGGGCGCGCTAGTGGACGGTCGGCGCCGCCGGCGGCTCCGGCGATGCGGCCTGGCGCTCGGCCGCGTGGCCCCGAATCACCCGGATCGCCACCATCAGCGGCAGCGCCTCGTCCAGCTCACGCAGGACGCGCAGCTCTCGCGCATCGCGCCGGCGCTCATAGAGCCAGTCGCTGACGCGCGTGCCACAGATCAAGAGCCCCACCACCGTCAGGCCGAGGATCGCCCAGGCGTCGCGCCACACGAACGGGCCGCCGCCCGCCCACACCAGGCCAAGTTCGGCGCCGGCGAGCCCGCAGAGCGCGAACACCTGCATGACGATCAGCCGGCGCGTGGCGCGCGACAGCCGCCCCAGCTCCCGCTCCAGCCCCGCCAGAGCGGCCTCGCGCCCGTCGTCGCTCATGCCAGCAGATCGGTCAGCCGGCCGGCGGCCCGATCCGGGCCATCGAGCAGCGGCTCCAGCGTCGCGCCGCCCGCTCGCTTCACCTTCCGGTAGCTTCGGATCACCGCCGGCCGGCCCTTTTCCGCGCCGATGAGGATCAGCGCGTCGACCCGCTCCGGGTTGTCGCGCGGCATCACGCCCTTCCACTTGGCGGGATCGGGCGGCGGTTCGCCCGCTTTGACGACGTGCGAGGCCATCCAGCACTCCGACCACAGCGCGTAGGCGGTCACGCCCGTTTCCCGGAACAGCAGCCGCAGCGCCGCCAGCCGCAACGCCTTGTCCTGGTCGTTCCCCCACTCCAGCGCCAGCAGCCCGGTCTCGCCGCTCGGGAATTGCACCAGGACGGCCGGGCCTACCTCGTCCACCTTGGCCAGGTACCCGCGCGCCAGCGCCTCGGCCGCGTCCATCAGCTCGGCCAGGTCAGTCATCGGACGGCGCCGCGAAGTCGACGTGCGAGGCGAGCCCAATCTTGTACTTGAGGTCGGTCAGGCCCGGCATCGCGGCCCCGTAAGTCCGCTCCAGCAGCGCGATCACCAGCGCCGCGCCCCAGGCGTTGTCGCCGCCGAGCAGGAAGCCGGTCGTGTAGTGCGCCGCCGCGCTGATGTAGGTCTCGTCGTCGATGCGCTTGGCGACGTCCTCAAACGCCCGCCTGATCTCCGCCACTTTCATCGTTCTTCTCCTTCAGCGCCTTGTCCGCCTCGTCCCGCGCCCAGCCGATCGCCCGGCCGTACACGACGACCGTGGCCTCGGCCGTTCGCTTGAAGCCATCGCCGATCGCCTCGGCCGTCTCGCCGACGAGTCCCCAATCAACGGCCAGCTCCACCAGCGATCTGATCCCGCCGACCACCAGCGGCCGGAAGATCAGCGCCTCGTCGAGCAGCTCGTCCTCCCGCCCCGCCGCCTCCTCCTCCATCCACTTGAGCGCCAGCGCCGCCAAAGCCCGGCGCACGGCCTCGTCAGCCTCCACCAGCCGCTCAAACTGGTTGCTCAGCGACAGTGGCGGCGCCTGCGTCACCGCTGCAGCGCCCGCCGGCCCGGGACCACGCCCAGGTCGTAACCGAGTATCCGCAGGGTCGACTGCAGCTTGGAGAGCCGTGGCTGGTCAATCTCGTGATCGCGCCATTTCGCCAGCGTCGTCGGCGTCGGGCCGCAGCGGTTGTGAATTTCCTCGTAGCTCAGGCGCGAGTTCTTGACCAAGCTCATCACGTCGTCCCGTAGGTCCTGATAGTTCTCCAAGACGGCCTGTGCTCGCTCGAACTCTCGCTTTTCGATCGCGCTCTTGGTCCGATGCGCCTTGAGACGCGCCTTCACTTCGTCCGCGGTGAGTATTACGTGCGCCGTGCTCATTCCCAATCCTTTGCTTTTACTGTTCCCGCTCTCGAAATCAGATCCTCGTCACCGTCAGCGCCGACAGCAGGCCCACTGCCACCAGCGCCAGCGCCAGCACGAACTCAGCCCACCGCCTCATCGCACCGCGATCGCCGCCGGCGCTTCGCCGCGCGGGTGCGCGGCCGTCAGCAGCTTGTTGCGTTCCTCGACGACCGCCTTGTGCGAGGGGTGCTTGGGATCGAACAGCGCGAGCTGCTTGGCCTGGTCGAGGTTGAAGGTGTTGAGCTGCGCCTGCGCCTGCGCCGGCGTCAGCGGCCGCTCGCCGTCCGGCAGCTCGCCGTTCGGCAGGCCCCCCGGCTCCTGCATCCGGTCGCTCATGCGGATCAGCATCTGCGTCCAGGCCGGGAAGGTGGTCAGGTTGTCGGCGGTGAGCCCGGTCTTGCCCTCGGGATCGTACCGGCCGAGCAGGTTCTTCGCCTCGCGCATCCGCGCCTCGTAGGCGCCCCCGAACGCGGTCTTGAGCTGGGTCTCGCCTTCGGTCTTGCGGGCGGTCAGCGCCTCGGCCGCCGCCGTCTGCGCCGCCGCGTTCTGTTCCACCCACCAATCGAGCATCTGCTTGGCCTGGCTGGTCGGCACGCCGGCCTTGTGGGCGGCCTCGACGTACTTGCCGAGCATGGCGTTGTCCTGCTCGCTCGCGCCCTCCGGCAGCTTGAAGCCGTAGCCCTCCGGCTTCTCCGGCAGGCCCAGCTTGGTGAACACCTCCCGCATGGCCTCCGGCTTGGTCATGTCCTCGGGAAGGTCGATCCGGCGCTCGGGGGGCACGCCGAACCGCTGTTCGAGGTTGACGTAGCCCTTCGCCATCTCCTCCACCGACTTCCAGCGCGTGACGCTGTTGCTCTGCGCCAGCGACTTGTCGGTGAAACCTTCCCAGAACGCCGGCTCGGGGGCCGCGCCGCCGTTGGCGCTAGGCGTCGAAGTCTGTGTCGTCGTCGCCGAGGATTGTTCCGAACCCGGCGTCTGGTGGGTTTCGCTCATCGACCAACTCCTGTGTCAGCACACTGGCGGCGATCGCCGCCTCGTCGTAGCCCGCCTCGTTGGCGAGCGAGATTGCCGAGTCCATCATCCCGGCCGAGTAGCGTAGCGCCGCGTCGCTGGCGTCGGGGCCGATCCGCCGGCCGACGCCGCACGCCATCAGGTGATGCAGCAGCACGAAGCGGCCCAGCTCGGAGCCGAACACCATGCGGTAGGCTTGCCGCGTTGCCGCCAGCCCCGCCGGCGCCGCCTCGCCCTGGCGGGCCATCGCCAGCAGGTAGGGCACGTCGATGACGGGGGCGGCGTCGGTCAATTGAACCCCACGATCCAGCGCCGCACGCCCTCGCGGTTCCCCGTCATCAGATCAAGCATCGCGAGCTGGTCCAAGGCAGCGGGATACTGAGTGTCCTCTCGCTTTTGCATGTCCGACATCATCGACACGACAGCTTCAGCAAGATCACCGCGATCGAAATACTCCAGGGCGCGCTCTTTGCACCACTCGACGTACTCGGCGCGGCTCATCGTCATCGGCCGAGCCCCTCCGGCGGGCGCCGCCGGCGATGTGGCCGGCCCTCCGCGAACCGCGCGTCGCGGCTGAGCTGCTCGGCAAAGGCTTGCAGCTCGGCGGCGATCAAGCCCATCCGCGCCATGTCGGCGTCGGTGGGTTCCTCGCCGGGCTCCAGGATCGTCATGATGCTGGCGAACAGGTGCTGCGCCCCGGCGAAGAACGCCAGCCGCATTTCCCTGATCTGCACCGGCGGCGGGTCCGCCGGCATGATCGCCGCCTGCAGCGAAAACCACCCCGCCTCGATCAGCTTGCCCTCGTCGGCCAGGGTCTTGCTCATCGCCGTCAGGAACGCTTCGCGGGCGGTCGGCTCGCTCATTTGACCGGCCCATCTGTGTAACCAAGCACGCCGTAGCCCTCCAGCACCACAATATGACAGTTGGGCCACCCGACTTGCTTGTCTGGATAGTATTTCTGGATCGTCAGCGGCGCGGGATCAGGTGCTGTCGGCCATGGTTCCAAGACTTTGCGCAGGTGCTGCACGAGTTCGTCTCGATCCTTCACCCACGCGACCGTCCGCATACTTTCGTCCAAGTCCCCTCGATGTTCCCGAAACAACGTCACTCCGCGACCTCCATGTTCGCGACCGCCTCCAGGGCGCGGCGATGCCCGGCCAGGGCCTCGTCCCACGTCGAGTAGCGCTCGCAGTACAGCTCGCCAGGCTGGCGCGGGCCACCGCGAAAACTGTGATCGAGCCCCAGGAACACCGTCGAAACCTCGAACCCCTGGCGGTGCGCCTTCGCCACCGTCCGGTCGGCGGTCTCGAACCAAGCCGCCCAGGCCAGCAGATCGTCGACCCGCGTGACGCTGTGATCCGCGTTCAGGACGTAGTGGTCGCTCATGCCGGCAACAGCCGCATGGCGTTCACCGTGGCGCTCGCCAGCGCCTCAACCGCGCCGTTGCCCTCCAGCTCGGCGACCTCGCGCAGGCTCGGCAGGCCGCTCTCGATCGACTCCATCACCTCGGCGCGGCTGGCCTGGCGCCCGCGCGCCCACCACTCGATGCCGTGCAGCGGCCCGAGCTGGAACAGCACGCCGGCCATGCCGATCTCCGCCCGGAACGGCTTGCTCGGCCGCAGGCTCGCCCACAGCGCCATCACGCCGGGGTTGCGATCCAGGTGGATACCGGGCGCTTCGCGCCGCTGCTCGGGCAAGTCCTTCTCGTTGCGGCGCATCCGAGGGTTAGCGAGGAAGGGGCACGTCTGCGCCGCGTACCTGGCGCACGCCGGGTGCGACGCCGGCTCGCTGGTGACGCGGTTGATCGCGCACATCGGCCCGATCACCGAGACCTTGACCCGCCCGATCTTGCCGCCGCAGACCCAGCAGCGCCCCTCGCGCACGGCGCGCACCAGCTTGCCCGGGCCGATCACCCGGAAATCCGGCTCGCCATCCTCCCAGCTCACGAACCACGGCACCGGGAAGCCGCGCCGGTCGATCGGCAGCGAGATCATGGTCGACGGCAACGGAACGAAGCGGATGGCCGCCGCCAGGTCGGTCATTGCGGCCGTTCCCGTCCGTGATGAAGCATGGCGAGCGCCGTCGCCAGCACCGAAGCCGCCGGCAGCTCCGCCATGATCTCCCGCACCTCCTCGGCCGCCGCCTTGCGCACGCTGAGAGGATCGCCCTCGAATACCAGCACCCCCGCGCACTGGATGCAGTACGTCACGTCGCCTGGCCGAGGCGTAGCGTCCGGGTCTTGGCCCGGGCCAGACGTCACCCCGTCGAGCTTGTGGCCGCAAAACGGGCAGCGGCACTCCGGCATCCGCGTCGTGCGCCCTAGGCCGCTCACTGCCCCTTCTCCAGCATCATCTGGCCGATCAGCCAGCGGTACACCCGGCCGGCGGCCTCGTAGTCCTCGGCCTCGACCACGATCCTCCCGCCGAAGGCGGCGTGCAGCGTGAAGCTGCAGCGGGCCAGGTCCGCCGGCCGCTCGGTGTCCTGGTAGGGGAGCCAGTCATAGACCGGGGCCGGGCCTTCCGCCGGCTCACTCATCGCCCCCTCCGATCTCAGCCGCCAGCGGCGAGCGCGGCGGCGAGCGGGTTGGTTGGGGCGAAAGGCGCAGCGCCGGCGGGCGCCGGTAGCCCCGGCGGTGCGCCGCCGCCAGCAGGGCCTCCAGCTCCTCCGGCGCCAGCGATCGTGCTGTGGGCGTCGGCCAGGTCCGAGGCAGCTCCGGCGCCACTCTTGGCGGCGTCGGCGACGGTCTTGAGTTTTGCGGCATCTGCGGCCTGCTGCTGCTGTGCTTCCATCTGCGTGCGGAAGGCTTGCACGGTCTTTTCCGAGTTCACGGCGCCCTGCGGCAGGCCGAGGCCCGAGTGAATCGCCCGCAGGGTGGTTTCGAGGTTCACGACTTGGGCCGCCGGCGGGTCCTGCCCGGCCACCAGGCCGCGCGCCTGGATGAGCTGCAGCAGGGACTGCACGTTGCCACGGAGCTGAGCGATTGCGAGAGGCCCCGCATATTCCCAATCAACCAGAGCACCAGCCACCCCAGCCGGTACAGGTCTAGGTAGCATCATCTCTTCCCTGAGTCCATCCAAGGTGCGGTCGCCCAAAGTCGTCATAGGCATTTCGCAATTGGACACGATTGAGGCCATGCCACGAAGTCTGATGTCGCGGCGCTCCGTGACCTCCTCGGCAGTCATGTCGCCGCTCTCGCGCAGGTTCATCCAGTCCACGAAGTAACCGCGCTCAACTACATCGGTCAGATACTTGATGTGTTCCAGCACTCCAGAGGGATCGCCGGTCAGATCGAGCTTGATGATCGCGTCTTTGGCGCTCTGAATACCGAGCCCGGCGGGGTTGTACGCGTTCGGCGCGCCTGGCCGCCGATCCAGCGGCTTCGGGAACATGCGCGCCGGCCAGGCCAGCGGCGGCATCGCCTTCTGCTCTACGATGTCCTCGATCGCCATCTGCAGATGGTTCAGCACCATGACTTCGGCGAGCACGCCGACGCCCATCCCCTCGGAGTAGGCCCGGCCGGGGAAGTTGTTGTAGCGGAACACGGCGTAGGGGAACGAATCAAACCCACTCTCGTCCAGGATCGCCTTCTTTTCCTCGGCGATGACCACGTACTTGAACGGTTTTGCCTGGCCCACCGCGCCGTAGAGCCCGCCCTCGCGCGGCTCCACGCACACCAGCACCGGGCTCATGGTCTGTTCGTCGTGCGAATCAGGCCGCTCGGCCAGGTGCTCCCAGCCTTCGCACCGCCCGGCCTTCGGCCAGCGCTGGATGATCCGCCAGACCGGCATGAGCTGGCGGAAATAGAGGGTGTCGACCTCGCCCTCCTCGTTCTCGCACCACCAGCACGCTTCCAGCGGCCGGGCCTGGTAGTACGGGCCGAAGCCGCGCTTGCGCCCGGTCCAGATCACGCCGCAGCCGAAGCAGCAAAACTCCTGCAGCATCGCGTTCAGGCTCAGCATCAGCCGCGCCCGGGGCAGCATCATCCGGTCGAACACCGACCAGGCCACGTCGTTGACGTACTGCAGGCTGTCGTCGTCGAGGCACGTCTCGCGGCCGGCCATCGCCAGGCCCCGCTTGACGTTCGGCAGCAGGTTCGGCCGCGTCGGGTCGATCAGGTACGCCAGCACGAAGGCGGCCGACCTGGCGTTGGCCTGCGTCGCCACCTGGCTCGTGATCCGGTGCGGCCGGAGCTGGTTCGGCCGCGTCGCCACGGTGAAATCCCGCCGGGCCAGAATGTAGTCGCTGCAGAGCTGCCATTTGCGGTCGTAGTGCGCCCGGTCGACGCGCAGGCTGTGGAAATATCGCAGGTAGTGGTCGACCTCGTTCACCCCGTCGCGTCGGAGCGCCGGCGCCTTGGGGAGCCCTGAGGAGTCGTCCGCCATCAGCTCACCGCCGCGCCGCTGCAGACGCTCCACAGGTGGTAGGCCGAGCCGAACGCGCGGTTGAACTCGCGCAAGGGCTGGCCGTCGTACGGCGCGGGCGCGGCCAGGTAGCGAGCCCGCGCCGCCTCCAGCTCCTCGGCGCGAAGGCGCAGCAGGTTCGCGGTCGGGTGGCCCTGGTCGGCCAGGCTGCGCAGCGACAGCACCAGGTCGGCCTCGCGCATCAGCTCAGCCCGGTGCGCGCGGAGAGCCCCGAGAACAGTCCGCCGCCGCCGCCGCTCACCAGGGGCGGCTGGCCCGGCATCATCGCCCCGCCGCCGGGCAGGCCCAGCCCCCTCCCCGGGCCGGTCCCCGAGAGGGTGTCGCCCTGCGAGCCGCCGGTCTGCAGCCGGCGCGTCATCTGGTCGGCGAGGCGGTTGGCGGTGTCGTAGGGGTTCGGCGGCGTCGGGGTGTCGAGCTTGGGCGGGTTGAACAGGCCGGCCATCGGTCAGGCTCCAGGCAGGATCGAGCGGACCTCATCATCGCCCCCCTCGAACGCCGGTCGGATCAGCCGGCCTTCGTGGGCGTCGATTCCGTCGATCGTCAGCGGCCCGTACTCGGCGGCCTCGCAGACGTGGCTCCAGCGGCCCTTGTCGGGCGTCGGCGACACCAGCCCGGCCCGGCGCGGGTAGTGCCAGGCGCCGGCCAGGCCCTCGATCAGCCCCTGGCACGCCGGGTCGATCAGGATCATCGGCTCGCGCGGGTTTCCGGGCACCCGGGCCAGGAACAGGCGATCGAGCGACTGGCGGCGGTACTTCGGCACGTTGGTCGGCGCCGGCAGCACCTCGATCCCGGCGTAGGTCTGCAGCGCCTGGGCGTCGGTGAACTCGGTTTGCGGGTTGCGCGACGTCGCCGCCGGGTCGACGCAGATCACCGCGCCCCGGGCCTTGGCGAAGCGCGGCGACTCGGCGAACTGGCGCAGACGCCCGCCCAGCTCCTGAGTGCTCATCTGCCCCTCGCGCAGGAACACCTCGTCGAGGAACTTCCACTGGCCGCTGTAGCCGCGCTGCTCGGCCGTTGCGCCCGGGATCATCGAGCCCGAGCCGCAGTCGACGCTGAAAATGAGATCCGAATACTGGTCGACCGCGATCTCCTGCGTCGCCACGTGGAGCTGGTCGTCGAAGTTGGGGTGCACCGGCTGGCCGTGGCGCCCGTAGCCGGGCCGATTGTCGATCAGCCGGCGCTCGTCGTAGCTGTCGAGCTGCGCCGCCATCGACCCGTAGTAGTTCGGGTCCAGTTTGCGCAGGTTCGCCATGTTCTCGGCGTTGGGCGAGCGCCCGCCGGGCTGAATCCACAGCCGATCGGTCGTCGGCGCCGGCCGGCCGGTCGGCATGGTCTTCATGTAGAACCGCCGGTGGAACGGCGTGCCGATCAGCGGGGCGTTGGCGTCGCCCCAAATCCCGCGAAACGGCGCGATCTCGGAATGGTCGGGCCGGTCTTCGGGCTCGGGGTAGCGCCCGGCGCGGTTGGCGCCGAACGACAGGATCGCGTCCAGGTCGGCGTTGGTGTCGGCCTCGGGGAGCCAGGCCGCCGTGAACTCGAATCCGCGAAAGAAGTCCTCGATATCCAGGTCGTTGACCGCGCGGAACAGCACCTCGACGTGAATCCGGCTGGCCGTGCCGTCGATGTTCAGCACGGCGTCGAAAATGTGGTCGGCGGGGTCGCCGCGGCTCCCCCGAAACTCGCCGATCGAGCGGCTGAACACCTTGAAATAGCTCGGCATCACGGTGTCCCACGCCCGCCGGTAGGTCGGGCAGATCACCACGATCCGGGCGCGCCTCACCCCATCCCGAGGGCTCGGGTCCTGCCAGCGCGCCACCCGCAGGCATCGCCGGCCCGATCCCGTCGTCTTCCCGCCCCCGGTCGGCCCCACGATCATGTTGACCGGCGCCCGCGACAGCTCGTAAGCCCGCTCCACCGGACCCGCGAACGTCCAGCTCCTCACGTCGACCTCGGAAGGCGGCTCCTGCAGCATCCCTCACCCTTCGGTTCGGGTCATCATCGGCCGCCAAGCACGCAGTCGGATGAAACTCAAAATCTCATGCGCCGACGGAGCCAGGGCCACAGTCCAGGGGCGCGCGCGTCCGGGAGGGGGTGGGCGGGCGTCACCCGCGCGCCCCCGCTCGCTCTGAGCGCGGGTCTGAGCGAGCGCGCGAGCCGCCGCTAATTCTGGATCAGCGGCTCCAGCGCGAAAACGTCAGCGATTTCAGCGCGTTGCCGCGGTCTTGGGACTGAGCGCTTGGGAGCTACGCGCCGTCCATCGGAAAAAGCTCAGGGAAATCAGGGTCTTGGCTTTCGTCGCCCGGCTCGCCCGGCAGCTCGTGCACCTCGCCTTCCGGGATCATGTAGACCGTCGCGGGCGGCACACCGCTCGGCTCCTTCGCCGGCGGCTGGACCTGGTGAACGTACTTCATCAGCGAGTCGCGTTCCTTCTGCATGATCGCCCAGGCGTCGACCGCATCGCAGTGCAGCGCCGCCGCCAGGCGCCGCGCCTTGACCGCCAGCGCCAGCGTCACCGGCTCAAGGCCCAGGTCGACCATCCCGAGCGCGCGGGCGTCCTCGCGCGCCGCGTCGACGTCCTCGGGCGAGACCAGCGCCACCTGCGCCGCCTGCTGTCCGGGCGTCATGCCGCCGAACGTGTGCGCGACCCATCGCGCCAGGTCGAGCGATCGCCTGTTGAGCGCGCCGGCCGGCCGGCCCCCGCGCGCGGGAGCCGCCCGACGCTGTGGAAGTGCCCGGTTATCCAGCGTCTCGGCGCTCGGCAGCTCGGGATCGAGTATCACCCCGCCAAAATACCCACAGGGCGGACGTGTCGGCCAGCCCGCCCGGATCGGCGGTTGCAGCGGTTGCCGAGCGGTTGCCGCCTCGCGCGACTCTCTCTCACCTAACTGATTGATCTATCAATCACTTCTAGATGACAGAGAGGCGCGGCAACCGGCAACCGCAGCAACCGGACCCGCTCGCGTATGTGTGTCTGTGTGCACGCGCACGCGATCCCGTATGCGCGCGCGACCCGGTTGCCGGGTTGCGCGGTTGCCGATCTGCTAAGTCATTGAAATCACGCCCCTAACCGGCCGGTGAACGGCAACCGCTCGGCAACCGCGTGCAGCCGCTCGCGGTTGCCAGCCTGTGCGGGCGTGAAGGCGATCACCCATCATCCATCGGGGTGCGGGCTGTCGGATGGGTGGGGGTGAGTCAGCCTGTCGCACCTGTCGCACTAGACAGCCATCAAATGACCGCCTAGACAGACATTCGTTGACGCACAGGGCGTCACGGCAACCCAACGGGAACAGACCCATGACCTACTTCAACAACCCCGCCGATCTCTCCGGCGTCCTGATCCACCTGGCCGCCTTCGCCAGCGCCTCGCTCCTGGCGCTCATCGCCTACGCCGAGGCTGACGACGACGCGGTTCGCTACTACGGCGCCGACGATTGCCACACGCCGCTCGCCACCCTGTTCGCGGACGGCTCCGTCGAGGTCGCGGCGTGAGCCGCGCCCTCGAAGGCGACCTGTTCGCCCCGGTCTCGTTCCCGTCGAATCCCGCCGAGCTGAGCGAGACGCAGCGCGACTTCCTGTTCCAGTACGCCGAGCGCGCTTGGAACGCCCACGTCCGCCGCCGCCTCATCACGATCTCGTCGTGGTCGGCCCTGCTCGCCTACGTGAAGGTCGATATGGCGGGGTTGGGGCGCGAGCGCTTCCGGGTGCTGTTCCTCGATCACGGCAACCACCTGATCGCTGACGAAGTGATGAACGAAGGCAGCATCGCCCACGCGCCGGTTTACCCCCGCGAAGTCATGCGCCGCGCCCTGGAGCTGGACGCCGCGAACGTGATCCTTGTGCACAACCACCCGTCCGGGAATCCGAACCCGAGCGGCGCCGATATCGACATGACCAAAAAGGTCATCACCGCCGGCCGGGCGCTCGGGATCGGCGTCCACGATCACCTCGTCGTCGGCTCCGAAGGCGTCGCCAGCTTCAAGGCGCTCGGGCTCATGTGACGCTGATCCGCCCGCCAGCGCGCTCCCAAGGCGCGTCTGGCGGGCGATTGAGCGCCACTGCTCACAACCGGGAAAGGACCCCCATGACCATCACCGCAATCCGCGACGCCAGCGAGCGCCGCATCTGTGCCGCCGTCGTCCGCCGCGCCCTGGCCGCTGGCTACTTCGTCAGCGTGTCCGATGGCGAACTCGTCACCCTGCGCAAGAGCCGCGACGAAGCGGCGATCTTCGACGCGATGGCGACGACTGACGCCGACAACCTGAACATCCACCGCGCCGACGGCGTGCGCCTCGGCTCCGTGGTCCTGATCTACGGCAACGGCGAAGACGTCATCAGCGATTACTCGTGGGCCGCCGCGACCGATGGCGCCGCTCAGGCGATGGACCGGCTTTGCGAGGCTGACTAATGCCGCCCACCCCGCAAATCCCGCCGCTGGCCGGGATGACGCCGCTCGGCGTCGCCCCGCCCGCCACCGAGCGCGAGACCCTGGCCGGCGTCACCGTCGACCAGGGGCTCATCCCCGGCGTGGAGGCGGTCGGCCTGGCCGCTCGCCAGATCGCCGCCCGCCGCGCCCAGCTCGACGCCCGGCGCGGCGCGGCGCCCATGCGCGAGGGCGGCCTGTTCGACACCGTGAGCCGCGACCAGCTCGACCTGTTCGGCTGAGTCGTACTGTCGCACTTGACCGACACTATCTGTCGCTTTACACATCCAGTTGCAGGCCGTTGCGGACCTGGGCGGCTCCGGCCGATCCAGACAATCCGGCGCAAGGGCGGCGGACGCGGGGGCGTCACTACTTCCCCCGCCAACCCTCTCCCGAGGGGACCATGTACGACCTGAGCCAACCCAACGCGAAGCCGGGCCAATGCAGCAAGTGCAAGGGTTCGGGCGAGTACCGATGGGGCGCATCCGTGAACGGACGAACGGCCTTTTCCGGCCGCTGTCATTCGTGCGGCGGGACGGGTGAACAGACCCGATCCGATATCGCCCGCAACCGCGCCTACAACCGCCACAAGATCAACCGCATACTGAGCTTCTGAGGAACACCGCATGACCGATTACATGACCGCCGACCGTTGGGGCGAGCGCCGGCTCGACATCACCGCCATCACCCGCGACCTCGCGCCCCTCTTGGGCGCCACGCCCGGCAAGGACGAAGGCGTCGACTGGCGCGGATCGTTCGATCTCGACGGCGTGCACTTCTGGCTCCGGCCCGAGTCCGGCGCCCGCAAGGGCCGCGTCGAGGTTCACGCCTATGATCCTCGCCAGAGCCGCTTGCACTACGGCGCGAGCTTCGTCCGCTGGCCGTCGATCACCTTCGACGCCAGCCGGCCGCTCGACAAGATCGCCGCCGAAATCGCCCGCCGCGTCATTGCCCCGGCGCGCGACGCGATGGCCGTCATCACCGAGAAGCTGGCCGCCCAGGACGCCGACGACGCCAAGCTGGCCGGCTGCGTCGCCAAGCTGCAAGCGCGCTGGCCGTTCCTGCGCATCGACGTGAAGGCCGACGTCGCCACGATCTACGGCTCGAAGGACGGCGGCTCGTTCACCGGCCGGATGCGCTCTGACGGCCAGGTGTGGATCGACCGCGTAGCCATCGCCCCGAGCCGCGCCGGCGCCCTGCTCGACGTCGTGTTCGGCTGACGTTCAGCGGAGGGGCGGCCGAGCGCCGCCCCTCAACTGAGCGCCAGTGCTCACAACCGGGAAAGGACCCCCATGACCACGATCATCCCCTACGCCGATCACGCCACCCTGCCCGCCTGGACTCGCGCCGTCTGGGTCGACGGCAAGGTCCAGCCGAGCGAGTTGCCGCGCTGGTCGGCGCCGTTCGATCCGCCCGCCGTGGGCGCGGCGATCGTCGTCACCATGAACGGCTGCGGCCCCGCCGTCGTCACCGGCTACTTCACGCAAGAGGGCTGGCTCGGCGTCCGTTGCCGCCTGCTCGATCCGCCGGCGTGGCACGTGAAGCAGAACAACGGTAATCCCAACGGCCACGTCTTCGGCGCCGAGTTCAAGCTCGCCGACTGACGTTCAGCGGAGGGGCGGCCCAGCGCCGCCTCTCAACTGAGCGCCAGTGCTCACAACCGGGAAAGGACCCCCATGACCGTCAGATCATCCATCAACCCGCGCGCCTTCTTCGATCAGTACGGCGCAGTCGAGAAGCGCGCCCTCGCCGCGCGCTCGCCTTTCAACACCTCGCCGCCCGACGACACCCCGGAGGAAAAGGTCGTGGAGATCGTCGACCACGTGTACGGCGCCGCCTGCGACGCGCTCCTGGCGCGCGGGCTGAAGTGCGACAACAGCGACTTCTCGGTGGAGTTCACCGGCGCGCTGTTCGAC